ACTTTTACCTAAAAATACGATCGTAGATGCAGCATATTTTAAGCCACCTCCACCACCCATATCTTTCATAGGTACATAAGATCCGATAACATCGTAAGTATGATTGGTCACAATCATTGGTACATCAAGCTGTGCGAGTTTTAGACTCAATACTCTGAAAGCACCTCTTACTAATTGTGCTCTCGTCATATCACGAGTATCTTTACCCTCTGCCACATCTGCTACTTCTTTTTCAGTGGAGAGCATACCAAGTGAGTCTAAACAAAATAGGATAGGTTTCCTTGCCTGTTCAGGAACATTTTTATGATTTTCAAGAATACGCACAGCTTGAGTACGAAACTCTTGAATAGTTGTTACAGGAACAATCACGAACCTGTTAGAATCTATATCTCTATCTTCGAGGATCTGCTTAGTAAGAGCTCCCTCTGTTTCAAAATATATTACACCTGCTTCTTTATCCATATCTAGGAAGTTCTTAGCAACTCCTAGAGCGAAAAAAGTTTTACCTGTAGAACTTTCTCCAGCAAGGGCAGTGACCTTGTTTCCTGGGAGTCCTCCATAAATAGATCCACTCAACAATGCATTAAATGCATAAGACCCTGTGTCTACAAACTTGACATCAGAGTCTAGTGCATTTTCTGCAATACCTGCATACTCATTGCCGAGATTATCTATAAGGTCGTTTAAATAACCAACCATATATTTTCTCCTTTAATTAAATAGATGCGTCAATAGGTTTAGTTTCTACTGGCTCTAACTTTTGCATCTTAATGTTAGGTGCCAACCTATTATTAGTCTCAGACCATTTCAATCCTACATATACTCTATACAAACCTTCGGCAGTAATGAATACATCTTTGTTCCACTCTTCATATCCAGGGAGAGAAGTAGGAGTGATTACATTGTTGGTTTGACTTGTAGATCTTTCAACCATTAAGTCTTCTCCTTCACCAGATCCTTCCTCTTTATATATACTCTCATTTTGAGTAATCCTGCCATTTACTTGGTCAGCTAAGTCAGACTTCGCAATAGTAGTAGCTTTATCAAGAGCGAACTGTAAGTCATAAGAAACTGAAGATCCGACACCATAAATAAAGTCTTCGGCATCCCTGTTTCTAATTAGTCCTTTTTCAACCTCAGCTTCAAGATACCATGTAGGAACTTTATTAAGCACCCCATCACGATTTGCTTCAGTTGCAATTTTAGTAGTCGAGCATGCTGCAAGAAATACTAACATACCAAGAACTGGTATGATTTTAAAATTTTGAAATGATGACATCACTAACCTCCTTCACGATTTCAATTATATTGTTTGCTATTTCAGGATAAAAGTAAGTAATACCAATCCCAATACCAATTCCAATAATATATTTCATAATATAATCCTTCTCTAGTTCATTTCAGTAATTAACTTTATGAATATTGTGTACATACCTAATTTAGCCATTTCATTCAACAATGCATCAGAAGGATTATTCTCTGGGTCAAACTTTTGACGACCCTGTTGAGTTTCTTCTTTACAAGTAGTTGTCTGTATCTCCGATACGATGATACCATTCTGTACAATAGAAGTAGTTTCAGTCGTACAGTTTGGACCATATACCTTAGTCATAGGTGCAGTATAGGCAGGTGGAGAGCACATAGTCACTCCAAGCATTATCCATATAGCAATTACTTTTTTCATTATTATCATTCTACCCTAAAAAAACTTAAAAGTAAAGTCTAGAAGAAGTCCTCAAGACTCGCTGTTTGCCTTACTTTCCAGCCTAGACTCTGTACCATAATCTCAATGGGGTCTAAAAATACCTTCTCAAACATCAGGTCATAGTCCACATATTCATGAATACCGAACTCTTTAGGCACGACATCTAGGAAGGATATGACATTCTCCCTGATGACATTAGGTTTTTTAAGATATACAAACTTGATTTTTTCACCCTCTTTGATATCACTATATCTGAGAGTAATATTCTTTTCCTTTAGATAATGATTATAGAGCAAGGCACCTCTTACATGAATAGGAGTTGCTTTACGATATATGTTCATACTGTCACGATAGTTTTTCAAACCATTTACCGATCTAGGAAAAGCAATCTCTTCAACAGGAAGAGAGTTAAATTGTGTTCTAGCATCCTCAATAAATTTATACAAATCATTTTGACCACCATGAAGAATCGTTGGTATAGCTTCTTTCAACAACTCACGAACAGAGTGGGGAGTAGATGATTTAATCATCTCTAAACCCATAATCTTCATCTTAGGTTTTTTATAAGATACACCTTCTGAATTATATACTGAGAGAACATATCTTTTCTTAGCTGTCCATAAACCTTTATCAGCTAGAACTTCTCTTTCCATAACCATCTTGTTAGCAAAAGCATTCTGCCTATTAGCAAGTTCTTCATACTGTTGATTTATATATGGCATAAACTTTTCATTACAAATGGTGTTTAGGAATCTAATAGTTTTATTTATGTCAGATTGTTTTTCTCCCATAACTTTATCAACAAGTTTTTCGAATGTGACATAAATAGAATCTGTATCAACAGCAATAATATAGTCTTCATCTTTTGTACCAATTATTTTGTTTAGATAATCATTCATCCTATCGTGTATCCATCGGATAGATAGTTGGCCACTGGTGGTAATAGCTTCAGCCATTTTTAAATCAAAGTATCTAAAGTATTGATTACCAAGTGCACCATAAGCAGAGTTAAGGGCAATCTTCATACCCATCTGATAATTATTCTTACTTGATATAACTTTTAGTTGGCGAGGATCGTTTTCATTTTCATATAACTGTTGTGCCTGAAGCATTTCTTTCTTAGCAACTTTCCTCTGATTATAGAAGTCCTCCATAATACTAGGGAACACACCTCTAAAATCTTTTCTATATTGAGAACCATTTGCAGCAACAGCATACTCAGATTCTTTAGCAGGGTTTTTAAGATAATGGTCAACACCTTTTTCAACAGATTCCTGTTGTAAAGTTTCAGGAGATATGTTATACTGCATAATCAAGTGTGGATACAGCGAGTTCAAGTCAAACGAAGCAACCCATTTATGTAAACCAATCAATGGCTCTTTTACAAATGCTCCTTCAAACTGAGTTGATTTATCTTTACTAGACTTGGGTGGTATTACCACATTTACTTTCATCAGATAGTTGTGAACAATCATATCCCACATACGAACCTGAGAGAATACATCATCATAATTAATCTTAGCATTATATGCCATAGTAAGCTGAAGTTCAATCAGCTTCATTTTATCTTCTAGTCTATCAACCAATACAGTATCAATGACATTATAATCTACGAATTTATTCCAGTCGTTTTTATAGAAGTCTGAGAAGGTTGCGTACTCACTATGGTCAAGTTTCTTTTGACCAAGTTCAACGAATGCAATATTATCTAAACGATAAGACTCTTGTGCTGTGTAAGTATATTTTTTGTAGAGGTCAAGATAATCAAGCTGAGCAATACCTGCGATTGCTATGGCGAACTCTTTATTACCTTTTACATATATCTCTCTTTCATGTACAATCTTCCAGGGAGATAATCTACGAGCATGGTCTTCACCAATAACATGACACATGCGTCGCCATAAATATGCGAGGTCAAAAAACTGAGAGTTCCAACCTGTAATTACATCAGGATAATTTTCAATCCAGTAATCTAGAAACTTGTGAAATAAAATCTTTTCATCACGACAATATACATATCGCCAGTTATTATGTTGCCTTGCGTCACCTGTATATTCTTTAGTACCAAAAGTGACAATCTCTTTTGAGTGATTATCTTGTACAGTAATGAGAAGCAGTTTCTCATTGGCTCTTTCAATATTCGGAAACCCTTCTTCAGTTTCAGTCTCAATATCTATTGACCAAATCTTAATTAAATCTTTATCCCATTCAATATCATTCTTAAACTCATCATGCATATATTGATAATGCCATTGAGTTTGACCATGCACTTCCATAACTTCTTCGTATTGACGAACGAAGTCTTTAGCATCTTTAATACTGGCTTGTTGGATTTTATAGGCAGGTTGCCCTTTTAGAGTTTTGTATGGAGTTTCACCCTTACCTCGTGTCACCCAGACACTAGGTTTGAATGGTATCTTTTCAGCTCGTCTCTTGCCACCTGAAATATACCTGACAAGAAGCTGATTACCATGCGGATGAACATTGGTATAAAACTTCATAATATAACTCTACTCCTTTTTAAGTTAAAAGTAAAGTTATACAATCAGTTTTTTTTCTGGAGTGACAATACTAGGACTGCCCCAGATTCTTTTATATTCGTCTTTTAATTGTTGGGTTGGATTTACGACAGACTGTATAGCAGTCTTGTAAAATTGTACTGAATTATTAGGATCGCCATATGGGCAGTAAGGTGCCAAGCCAACTTGGGATTTACCTTCGCCATTCGGTGGTTCGGTCACTAGCATACTTGGCATACTAGTTTCATAATGTTCTGGACCTGCATCAAGAACTTCAGCCACAACGATCTCACCTGAGCTCATCATAAACAATTTTATATCTTTATCTTTCATAATATCTCCATGTTAAAGTGGTGCCCTCCTCCATCGGGAGGAGGGTCTTGGGTTAATTACTTAATGTCGATGACTTTAAGTTTTTTCTCTTCAGGAATAATCCTTTCGAGTTCGACAGAAAGCATTCCGTCTTTTAGAGAAGCACCTTTGACTACTACATCATCGGCGACTGTAAATGTACGAGTAAAGTTTCTTTTAGAAATACCTTGATGTACATACTCCTCTTCAGTTTTACTTTCAGAAGGCACTGACTTGATTGTCAAAGTGTTCTCCTGATGTTCGACTGTAATATCTTTTTTAGAAAAACCAGCCACAGCCATTTCAATAGCAAACTTCTCATCGCTGAGTTTTTTGATATTGTATGGTGGGTAGCTTTCTGATTTGTGAATAGCATTAACTCTATCGAATGTATCAAATAGATTGTCAAAGCCAATTGAAAATGGAGAAGTATCTCTCCAAACATTAAATGTTGCGTTCATAGTTTTCCTCCTTTATGAAGCGAGTTTAAATTACGAGAACCCATTATGGCATTCTCTATATTATATATAGGTATCATTTCAAAAATTTCAAGTCCTTTATATAAATTATTTTACGAGACCCTCACGAATAATGCTGGTACTTTGTACCAATCACTTCCAGCAGGATCGTACGAAACTGCAGCTTGTGGACCCATGTTTCTCCAAGTGCTTGAACCTGTAGAGTCTAATTGTGTCCACACATTAATATTATCCCCAGCATTATCTCCCGAAGCAGATGCTGGTGGTTGAAAATTTCCTTGATATCCTGGACCGATGTCTGATGTTGTTGGAGTAAATGCTGATACATATAATTTATCTCCAGACACAGTACCATTCACAGCAATAGAATAAACATTCGTTCCTGCTGTAGAATCGAAAACATAAGCCATGGCATAAGTTTGATTATCTCCTAGAGTTGTACTAGGTAAATTCGTTGTGTTAGTAGCAGTTGTGGCAGTGGTTGCTGTTGCAGCATTTCCAGTAGTATCTGCGTCAATAGATGCAGGCAATCTAGCTTTATTTAATGTACCACTTCCTATATTAGAAGCATTAGTGGTATCGGTAGTTGCCGATGCTGCCAGTGAAGAAGTATCTGCTTTAGCATCTATCTGTGTTTGTACATTACCAGTCACAGTATTAAGATGTTGGAACTCAGTATTTGTGACTGAGCCATCAGCGATCTTAGTTGCGTCAATCGCAGCAGATGCTTTTATATTAGCATTTTCTATATTTGTAATATCGTTTCCTGTACCATCAGCATCAATAGTTTTATTTGTAAGAGTTTCTGTAGCTGATGATGATGAATAGTTTGCATCATTTGTAAACATTGAAACATTACCAGCTTTGTTAGTAAGAGTTTCAGATGAAGATGCTGTAATATATCCACTGTTATTAGTGAACATTGAAATATTACCAGACTTGTTAGTTAGTGTATCACTAGACGAAGCTGTAATAAATGATGATAAATCAGGTGGAGTGTTAGTAAATACACCTGTGACATTATTAAATGCTAGGGATCCACCACCAGATGCTGAAGCATTAATGGCTGATAAATCTGTATATAAGATACCAGCTGTGTCACTGCCTGGTTGCCATTCGTTAGCAGAAGCATTGTATTTAATTACATTACCATTAGATAATCCAGTAAGATTTACATCACCTAGTGCAGCAAGTGTGACATTGGCACCTTGTAATGTAGAAACTAGACTTCCATATGTAATGTGTTTTGTAGTAGATTCGGAAGTGTCAACAATCAGTAGTTTATCAATGGACTCTGGGGTCGCTAGTACTGGAAGTTCACTAATCTTTGCGTCAGCCATTTACTCTCCTTATTTCTTTTTACCAATATTATATTTAGGTACTAATTCCCAAGAAGATTTGTCTTTGTGGGATAAAACCTTAATCTGAGACAAGGATGCTTTTGGCTCTGCTTGCTCTGGTTTTACGATCTTCAAGAGTTCCCAATCCTGTAATAGTACAGCGATTGTATTCCTTCTTTCAATATCATTATTGGCTATATTAGATTCTTTACCATCTAATGCAAAAAGTTCTTTGAAATGTACAATGAAATACTTGCCTTGCTTGTGAAGAATGTGGCAAGATTGAAATAGCTTGTTCTCTGTGCGAGAGGATATTCCTATCCTCGTTAGAGTTTCTCTCACCTTTAAAAAATTGTCTGGTTCAGGCAGAGTGACTTCTAACATCGACTCTGGCGACCAATCGTAATGTATCATCTCAACTGACATTTCATTTACCACCTTTGTTTAATCTTTCTTTTATTATACTCATCTGGTCAGTTGTTAATATATCCATAACCTGACGAGCCTTTTCTGGAGAATATCCATAATATTCCATAACCAGTTTTAAAGACTCGGTCTGCTTTTCAGCTTTATGCCACTTCGAAAACCTTTTGCCTTTTGTAATAGTATTTAGTAAAAAATAGTATTGCCAAGACTTAGGGATGTCTCCATACCTGTTCATCAGGTTTGCTTGCATAATAGTATCAGGAAAATATCCTAGACCACGATTGACTATAAAAGGTGCATAGTCTTTATCGGCAAGAGGATTATCCTTAAATAGATCCTTCTTGTCGTTAGTGATATTATTTATGTATAGAAATGGATTTGCCATTATTTAAACTTACAGGATGCCATTATCTCTGTAAGTGCTGCCATTTTATTCAGTTCATGGTCAGCCACAAATGCTGCTTTGTATTGATAGTCAGCCAAGATTAATACCAGTTGTGGTACAGACTCGGCAGTCAGTTTATTATTAGCATTGTTAAATAAATCAGAAAATAATTGTGTTGTTTCAATGTCACCATTTGCTGTGACCCATTTACGAACCTCTTTAAAGTTCTTATCTTTCAGTAGCGAGAACAGATTATTCCAAGAATCTTCACTGACATTAATCATAACACCAGAGTCTATCTTACCTGATACTGAATATCTTTGTAGTTCGTTTAATACTCTACGAAAGTCAGGGAAGTGTTTTTGTATTAGTTCTAAGACTGCCTTCTGGTCATGCTCTATATTCTCTTTAGCAAGAATATCAGTCACTCTTTTAAAGAAAGCTGTAGCAACTGCTGGTTTATCTTTAGCAGAAGTTCTAAACTCAATAACAGCACATCTAGAATGTAGTGGCTCAATAATCCTATTCTTAAAATTACAAGTGAAGATAAATCGACAGTTCCCAGAGAACTCTTCGATAAATGCTCTTAGTGCTGGCTGAGTACTGTTCGGATTTAGATAATCAGCTTCATCAAGAATAACGATTTTCTTTGAGTCTGTCAGGGAAACAGACGAAGCAAAGTTTTTGATTTTAGTTCGTATCACATCAATGCCAGATTCCTCCGATCCATTAATGAACAGATACTCAGCACCGACTTCATTGCAGAGTGCTTTGGCCACTGTGGTCTTACCACAACCAGCTGAACCACAGAACAGAAAGTTCGGCAGTTGCCCACTTGCAATAAACTCTTTAAATGTATCCTTTAAACTTTCGGGAAGGACACACTCATCAATAGTTTGTGGTCGATATTTCTCGACCCAAATAAATTGTTCATCCATAATATAAATCTCATAATAAATTAAAAGTCAAAAGTAGAGTCAGCTTCAACTGCGATGAAGTAAGTCAAGTCATTCATCTTTGAAGCAAACTTAGAAATCCTTTTCTTAGAAATAGAGACTTCGTAATCACCTTCAAGCATTTTAAAATTATCAATCCTGAAATTCACTTTAAACTCTTTATCAGTTTGACCGACAACAGAGTCCCAAGAATTAGAAGTAGCATTTTTCTTATCAGCCACAACCACAGTAATATTACCATCTTTACCAATAAAAGATACATCGTTAGATCTTAGGACTGAAGATGTTTTCATAATCATGTCGTAAGCTGAACGAGATAAATCAAATTTAATATCTTCATCAACAGGAAGAGCATCTTTAGTTGGCGATGCTAGTACTGATGGATCTGCAGCAAAATACTTTACTTTAGATTTGCCATTAGCAACTGTGACAAATTTTTCATCAAAGGCAAGTTCAGGATCGTCAGCAAATAAACTGTACACACCCAAGAACTCGTTCAAGTCATAGATCCCGAAGTCACTGTCAAAGTTTTCACTGACAGTAGTAGAAGCCATAACATTTTTCTGTGCGGAGATCGTTGATAAACGATTCCCAGTCTTAATAAGAATATTGCCATTAATAGTGGCAAAGTTCTTAAGGACACTCAAAGTTTCTTTCGAAAGTTTCATTATATATTTTTCTCCTTAGATTGGTTTATATCATGTTGATGTAAAGCCATCAACGCATAGTGAAGTATTTTTAAGATGTCGGCTCGATTGTAGCCATCCTTCTTACCATACCTTTGGGCATACTTCAATACATTGCCCATAAAAAATCCCATACCATGACCACAGTCAATTATAAACTCACTTGCCTGAAATGAATTTTTACTGTAATGACCTTTATAAGTCTTGTCAATATATTCTTTAAAATCTTTAATAAGTTCATCTTCATTAAATTTATAGTCGATAGGAATGATGTCGGA